GAAGAGTTAAAGAAGGCGATAATCGTTTAAAATCAAATAAAACCTTGACAAAAGAAAAAAAAGATGGTAAAAATAAGATAACGGATACTGGTAAAGAAATGACTCCAGTTGACATGGCACCGAAAATGCCTAAAATTAAAAACGAAAAGAATAAGGTGTAAAGTGAAAAATTTTTATGATGTATATAACCATAATATCGCAGAAACGATTGAAGATTTACCTACAATCTATTGTGATATGGATATGGTGCTCTGTGACTTCTTAAAAGGAGCAGAGAAAGTATTGGGTAAACCTTTCCCCAAGGCAGACCCCACTACTAGGTGGCCTATGATATCTGGAACAAAAGATTTCTGGGCAAGTTTAGAATGGATGCCTGGGTCTAAGAAAATGTGGCAGTTTATTAGTAAATATAACCCACATATTCTTTCTGCATACTCAACTAAAGATGCAAACTCTAGAAAGGGTAAAACAGAATGGTTGAGAAAAAATGCAAAGTTGACTCAAAAAAGTAGAATTCATCTAGTCATGCGAGAGGACAAACAAAAATATGCAATGACAAAAGATGGTAAACCTAACTTATTGATTGATGATTACATCAAAAATATTAATGAGTTTAAAGCGAAAGGTGGAATCGGAGTTCACCATACTTCAGCAATGGGTACAATCGCAGAATTGAAACGGTTGGGTTTTAAATAAACATAAATAGAGATAGTATATACTAAACTAGGAGAATTAAAATGAGCTCATGGAGTATGAATGACGGAACTGCGCTCGCTGGTGCTTATACTTTCACACAAAATAGTGCGATTGTACAAGGTAATTCAAGTGCAGATGTTCCAGACGCAAATACAATTGGCAGTAAACCTGCCGGATTTTTTGCATTAAAGCCAGGTGATATTGTCATTGATGACAACGGTGATAAGGTAAGGGTAAAAGATACTCAACCTAAAAGAACTGTTGCTACATCTGCTGTCAATACATCTAACGACCAAATTACAATTACAAACCACGGTTTTGTAGCAAACCAAGAAGTCTTTTATGAGGCAAATGGTGGAACTGCAATTACTGGTTTAACAGATGAAACAACTTTCTTTGTTAAGGCAGTTGCAAGTGCAAACGCATTTACATTGTCTGCAACTGAGGGTGGTGCAGTTATTGATATTACTGGAACTGGTAATAATGCACAGACCTTTGGTGGAACATCAACAAAAGCATTTACTATTGTTGCTCCGTTTACACCATCAACAAATAGTGCATCATCTGTTACAATGACTAGACCACCAATTGATGGTAGTGGAAAAACTACTACAACTGGACAATCACCAAATGTAACAACTGCTGTTATTGACGGTAATGTTTTAGGTATTACTGGTGGTGAGGCAGTCGGTGGTGTTGATAACGTAACAAGTATCGCACTTTCATCTGATGGAAGTGGATATGGTTCTGCACCTTCAGTAACGGTTGCAGCTCCAACTGCAAGAACAATTACACAGGCAAATATTGATGAAACTACAAATGTATTTACTGTAACTGGTCATAATATGAGAGATGGTACAAAATTAACTTATACATCAAATGGAACTAATATTGTTCATAGTGGTGGAACTCTTGCAGACAATACAGCAGTATTCGTAAGAGATAGAACTGAGAATACTTTCAAACTTGCGTTAACTGCTGGTGGTACTGCATTAGACATTACAAATGATGGTAATGATAGTAACTCATTTGTGGGTGATACTGCAACTGGAACTGCTACTGTTTCTGGTGGAGTAGTAACTGGAATTACTGTTACTGGTGTTGGTTCTGACTATCAATCTGCACCTTCTGTAACAATCGCAGCTCCTGCTGAAGATACATTTAATGCACAAAGTGCTGTATCAACTGCAAACGATACAATTACACTATCTAGTCATGCATTTAATACTGGTGATGCAGTTACTTACTCTGATAAAGGTGGAACAGTTATTGATGGTTTGACTGATGCTGGTACATTCTTTATCATCAAAGTTGACGCAAATACTGTAAAACTTGCAACAACTGCTTCTAATGCTGTTGCTGGTACTGCAATTGATATTACTGCTGGTTCATCTGAAAATCATGGTCTAACTGGTGCAACTGCAACTGCAACTGCAAGTCTTGGTTTAGGTCAAGATGGTGATAACAACACTAGTGAAATCGCTCATGTAGGTTGGGTTAAGAAAACTGTTGGTACTGGTGGTCGTGCTGGTAGAGTTCACTATGAAACTCTAGTTGCTGCTTCAAGTATGGTTGGTGATGCAGAGGATATCGCAACACCAGATAGTTAAGATATATAAGTATATAATTTTTAATAATGGAGATACAATATGCCTCAATTGACTGAGACTGAAATTAATATTCGCAAACAAACACTAGAGAGTGATTTGGCGGCGGTGAAAGAAAACTTAAAAAAACTAGATGATGATAGAGTAAATCTAGTTGCACAGCATCACGCAATAAGTGGTGCTTTGCAACAATGTGATTTATTTCTTAATGAATTAAAAGTGGTGCCAGAAGATACTGGCAGTAGCATTCCCAAAAGTAAAAAGGGTTAATAGGAGAAAATAAATGGCAGACAAGAAAATTACTGCACTTAGTAGTTTAGGAGCGGCAGTCGCTGGTGAAGATTTACTTCATGTGATTGATGACCCAAGTGGTACTCCAGTAAACAAAAACATGAGTGTTGCAAATCTATTCAATAATATTCCAACATTTATTGCATTAGATGGAACACCACAATCAATTACTGGTACTGGTACAGCAGTAGACCTTACAACTTCAATTACAAATGTTGATTTAAGTGGTGCGTCTTCTAGTACAACTGCAACTAGTAGTATGGGCGTTGGTAGTAACGGACAGATTAAAATTATTACTATGACAACTGCACCATCAACAAGTTCTCAATATCGTGTAAATATTGCTGGTGCTAACTGGGGTTCAACAACCACTAGTTCAAATCAGATTGTTTTAAATGCACAAGGTGAATCTGTAACATTACTTTTTGGTAGTAACAATAAGTGGTATGCAATCGCAAGTAATGGTGCTGGTGTAGTTAACTAGGAGTAAACTATGGAAGAAGTAAGATATGGTGCTGGTGGGAAAATCATGGTTAACCAACCAAGAAAAGTAGAACCAGTAGAAAAAACTGCAAAAGTTAAAAAAGAAAAGAAACAACCTCTTCAAGAAATCTATGGTGATTCTGAAAAAGATGGATTTGATGAAGAATTAGAGGGGGAAGATAATGGCTGTTAAATCATTTAACGAATATGTTGAGATTAAGACAACTAACAACATTATTGATGATGATGGACATCTTAAAGATTTATCTGATGACTCTGTAATCGAAAAATTAAATACATTCGTTGGAAGTATTAGTGATAGAGAATATTTGGTTGCAGAAAAAGCAGTTGATGAATTAAGACAAAAACTCATGAGAGTAGGACTTCATTTTGGTGAAGTTGCTTTCTCTGGTGATACAGATGAGTTATCATTACCGTTAGTAATGAATGGTGGAAAATTTGGTAAGGCAGATGACTCTGCTGTTGATGAATTTATGAATGAACAAGAGAGTGGTAGGAATATCAATTTTGTGTATTCTAAGTTACCAAACGGAAGTCATAGGGTGATGGCAAGTATCACCTAAATGTTTGATAAAATCACATCTGATAATGTTTTGTTATTTGCCTTAAAACACTATGATAATCCACAATGTGAGGGTGAAAAAGAGTTTTATGATGATATGAAACGATTTAAGTATATCAAACGATTACTTAAAAAGTATAGTCAAGACGGTATTGTTAAAGAAAGACTATTACTAAATCATATCATTGTTTTAAATAATGTTTTTGGCCCAGATGCTGCTTCTACTTTATTATTGTTTAAGATTGAACCAGAGTTTTGGCCGCAGTTAAAAAGTTTTTTGTTATTTTTAGGTATGTTACCAGAACAAGAATTATCTGGTGTTGATGAAGACGAAAAGATTAGTAAGGTATTAAAGGAACTATAATGGGTAGGGCGATTGATTTATTTGTTACTTATAGGTTTATCAAATTATTGGTAACACCCTTTGAGAAACAAGATGCATACAAATTAGGTATAATTGATAAGAATGGTAATCGTATTACTATTCCAAACACTTCACCACCTAGACCTACCTCATTAGACAAGATTGAAGAGAAGAACGCATACACAGTTCTTCACAAACTTGTTTTCAATATTAAAAAGTTATTTAATAAAGTTCCAGGCCTTAGAACAAAGTTAGGAACTTATGCCGCTGCTTTGTTCTTATTGAAAGATACTTTTAAAGAAGATGTTGACCCTAAAATGTGGGAACAAGAATTCATGAAGTATCTAAAAG